TGTTCGTAAGATATTGTTGCAGTATTTACCCATCTTATTTAGTTCGGATGGAAACATTAACATTAATGGATTAGGATTTATGAGCATTGGATTTGGTCTGTCTTATTATTTTATAAATAAGGCAATGGCGGTTATTTAATATATATAATATATGAGTAACACTCATTCAACACAAAACTCGAAAATGGTTATGATTTAGTATTTGTTTCTGTTCTTTTTCGACTTTTTTCCTCTGAATTTTCTTTTTTTTGTTTTAATGCCTTCTCCTTCTTCTTGATTTAGGTCCAAATCTCCAAAAATTTCATCTTGCCATTCACCATCTTGATTATTTTCATCATCAAAATCATCTGGATTGAGTGGGACATATGTAGGAATTAAATTTCGCGCCTCTCTCTCGCTTTTTCTATCAAGTTCCATTTTTTTTCTTTTTTCAATCCGTTGGTTTGCTTTTAAATTATAATATTTTCGTTCACTAGATATTTCCCTCTTAATTTGTTTGTCATGAACAAGTAGTGGAATTTGTTTTTTGTCAAATGTGCTAAGCATACCAGAGTGTAACATTAAATCAAATGCATTTTCTTTGTCAGCTATACTTTTAAGATTGGTCCTCATTATTTTTTTTGGTACCCATTTTGGTCCATAATTTATTATTCTTCTTGTTCCTCTACTTCCTCTTCCTTGTTTTCCCATTATAGATTATCTAAATATTTTATATTTTTGTCCATTTAGATGGACATAAATCACTTGTATCATTATGGCACAATGAGGGTCCAAACCAGTTTGCCGGATAACATACTATTTTGTTAGCATTATCGTTAAAGTATGCTCCCCACCAACTAAACGTGCTATTGGCAATAATGTTATGTTTACATAAGCTCATATATACCATTTGTTCCCAATCATCTAACAAATTAGAGCATCTAACAAAAGTGCAACTGGGGAATATATTCTGCAATTCATATATTATTTCATGCACATTAAATAAATCAACGTCTTCACAAAAATAAATAACTTGCATAGGTTTCTCAATAACACTCACAATATGTTGAAGCGATTTGTAGTAATATTCGAGTGTCATTAGAGGATGAAACTGTTGAATATTTTTATAATCGCCAATACGAAAATGCATACTAACAGTGATTGCATTGGTTGAAGTTACATCTGTATTAATTGTTTCTATTTTAGCAAAAACTTCTCTTTTTCTGTCATCCATTCGAATTAAATCATATATTTTTCGATAATTAGCTAAAAAGTATTTTTCACTTTGAAAATATCCATATAAGGCAACATGTTGATTTTTTATCACTAGCAATTCAGAATAATGAAAATTAGATTCTTTTATCATAACTTTATTTTCTGGCAATTTATTTGTTAACATTGGATGTAACCCAACTAACAAAGTCTTCCATGCGGTTTTTCTACTGCCAACTTGACTAACATTTAAAAATTGAGCATTTACATTATTCTCAATGGAATAATTTATAGTTGCAAATATTTGAAATAATTGGTTTCCTAATCCTCCCATTAAGTAACACGTGGTACTCATTAAGTATGATTATTTAGAATGTTTAAATAATAATACAAATTATGTTTTTGTGATTGATGATTTTAGTTTAAATAATCTTCAAGTAATATGGATATTGAGCAAGTTGAAGTTATTCCATTATAAAGAGCCATACTACCGAATGACGCTAAAAGAATTAATGGTAAAATGTTAAATTTCTTCAAACAGTGTTCATTCTTTAATTGTATATAAATGTATATTCCGACTGATATCATTATTGTTACATACATGAATTTATTAAAAACTTATTTACATTTGAGCCAATATTTCCTTTCCCAATTTAGATGTTCGATTGACACATCTCCTTGTTCTGGGATTTACACCCTTGAAGATTTAAAATGGGACAAATTTTACTTTCTAAATATGCGACTACAACTTTGATTTTGACGAACCTCATTCCATTTTGGTTCATTTGGTTCAATCAAATGAATTTTTTTAACAACATCCATTTTAGGGATAATACCCATATTTAATGCTCTTATTTCACTGGTCATTTGTAGTAATATTGCTTGTTCTAATATGTATTGATTAAGTGTATCATATTCATCGTCATTATTATTTTTATTTAACGTTATTTTGTTATCCATTATATATTATAATAACACAATTTATTTTTAAATTAAATCTTCAAGGGTGTAAAACTTTAGTTGGTGGGCAAATTGGTTCTTTCTTTAAAGCCATCTTTGGCGACTGTATGGAGAAAATGGAGAAGGTAATTTTTTTGATTTTGAATGGAACTGCAAAATGACCGACATATAAATATACATACACTAAAATAAAATAATAATATGTATTATATGTTCACCAGATTTCACGATGACCCATCCAAAATCATTATTCAAAATCAACAATCAACTGACCAAGGACGGTGGTTATTAAATACACCAGGGAACGGAGAACGACCCGAATATATGATGGATGCCTATGTTATTCCACAAAAATGGGGAGGAAATTTGTGGTCAAACGCCGTGGATGTGCAAAGTTTTCTCCTCCGATTAGACCAGCCACTTGGAAAGGATTATTTAGGGAAACCAAATAGAGGTCATCATTTATCGGCAACTCCTAACAAATACAGCGATTCAAACACTTTAATGACAGAACAGTCTAGAGCCATTATGCCTTCATGGACAGTTCGAGACCTCCCACAAGTGAAGGAGGAATTTCCTTTGTTTGACCCACAATCCAATGTAACTATTCCTTTTCCCAATTATTTAAGCACCCGAATTTTAGAAAAAGATGCATTTAATGAACAACAAGGTAGATAGATATAAGGAATGTCTTTTTTTTATATATACAATAATATTATGGAATTAGCAATCCCCATTCTTGCATTAGGCGGGTTATATGTCATATCAAATCAATCTAACAAAGACCCCGTTCCAAAAGAAGCATTTACTGGAAATAAAAAACCATATTTATCACAATCTTATCCCAAAAATTTTCCGGTCGTGGAACAGACGGATTTGTTAGATACAGATTATAAATATGTGAATCCAAACACGGCCACCGATAAATATTATGACCAAACCAAACTTCAAAATGGAGGCGGACAAAAGGATGTTATTTCTCTTACGGGAGATTATTTAGCGCCTTCTAATTTCAAACACAATAATATGGTTCCCTTTTATGGAGCTAAAATGAGAGGGCAACAATCGGGTCTTGACCGAGCTGAATCTACTCTGGACAACATGGTTGGTGCGGGGTCTCAAATTCAAAGAAAGGTAGAACAAGCACCTCTCTTTAAACCGGAAAGCAATATGCAATGGACAATGGGTGCTCCCAATATGACCGATTTTTATCAATCCCGCCAAAATCCCGCACTAAGGAATAATATGGTGAAACCATTTGAGAGTGTCCAAGTGGGACCCGGATTGAACAAAGGATACGGTACTGAAGGAAGTGGGGGATTTAATTCGGGCCTTGAATCTCGAGAAATGTGGCAACCCAAGAATGTAGATGAGCTTCGCGTGGATACAAATCCCAAATATGAATACACGTTGGAAGGACATCAAGGCCCCGCCAATGCTTTTGTCAAAGAGCTTGGTAGCATTGGTAAGATGGAAAAACATTTACCCGAACAATCGTATGAAAACACGTTTGACCGTTGGTTAAAAACGACGGGAACAGAAAAGGCATCCCGTAATGTCTCTGAAGAAGTTATGCTTCACAGCAACCGAGTGGAAACAACTAAATTCTATTCGGGTTCTGCCAATGCGGCTATGAAAACGGCGAGTTATAATCCGGGACAAACGGAAGAATCCAAATCTCAACAGTTGCCTTCTTTTCCAGTGAACCATGTGGCGGCATGCGGAAAAGGAAATTCGAACAATTGTGAGGCCATTGCCCAGAGTCATACCCAATACAAGAATAACCGAACCGTAAACGAACAACCTCAAGTATTTGGTTCGGGATTTAGTCGTGCGATGTCGGCGGCTATTGCTCCCGTATTGGATGTATTCCGCCCATCAAAGAAAGAAGAAACTGTTTCAAATGTTCGTGTTTACGGAAATGTGGCGGGTGCGGTTTCGGGTAATTACACTATTAATCCCATGGATAAAGCGCCAACTACTATTAAACAAACAACACTACATGCTCCTCACACCTATATTGGAAATCAAAAAGAAGGTGGCTATTTGGCGGCCAAACAACAAGCAATTGCCAACCAGCGCGACACAAGTAATTCCGATGCAATTTGTGGTATTGGTGGTGGGGCCACTAAGTATGGTGAAATGCGTTATGAAGCAGTTCGTTCGCAATACAATAATGAATTGAAAGAACCCGCTGTAATGTCTGCCAGATTGAATCACGGAAATACAAACACCTTTAATCCAAATATGAATGTGAATATTGCAAAGAATGAATCTGACTATTTTAACACACGACCATCTGCTCCTATTGCAACTATTGCATCTGGAACAACCAAAGAAATGTATGGAAAAATGGACATGAATCATTACAATGACAGCCAACTAAATAATCGTAATGAGGAAAGTTTATTGAGCGCATTTAAAGCCAATCCTTATACACATAGTTTGTCAAGTGCTGTATAATATTCTAATTAAAATCTTACTTCATTATAATATGGCAAATCTAACTGGATATTATGATGAACAAAATAATGATTTATCTGAGATATATGAAAATAAAACAAATATACGGTCTGGGCTAACTGGTATATACATTTCAGTTCAATCTACAAACTCTGGTCCATTATTATTGCAAACAAATACGTCCAATGTGATTGTTAAAACAGATTTATCTGGCGGGATTGTATTCAAACCAAATGGGACAACTTCTCTACAAATTGGGTTCACGGGTATGCAATTTTCGCCTCAAGGGGTAACTACTTTTTGGAATGACATGATTAATGGAAATATGTATTGTTACAATCAATGGTTGTATGGTACTCGAGTAATTAATAATAATACTTCAAATCAGAGTTATACTATTTCATTAACAGACCCTAGAAATATATTTTTTATTGGTTCAAATGGTTGTACACTAACATTCCCATTAACTCCACCGAATGGAACAGAATATTTTATTCGTAAAACTTCTACTACTCAATATGACATTACTGTAACTAATATAGCAAGTAGACAAGCACTTCGTTCAAATAATACAGTTCAAACTACACTTGGTACTACTAGTAAGAACATTGGAGTTGTTTATTCTTCAAGTCGTAATTGTTGGATATGTTTTAATATAGGAGCATAATATATGTCGGGTTATTTGTTGAGTAATGGAACCGATTTAATTAATATTTTTACAACACTAAATGAAAATGGAAATATAAATTCTTATGGGACCGGAATACAAATAACTGGCACAACTGGTCCAATTTCATTTCAAAATAATAATTCAACTAACACCATTAATCTACAAACATCCAATGCAAGTGGAGGGATACAATTTGTAGCAAATCAAAAAACACTACTCACTGTTGGTGCAACTGGAATTATGATGAATTCTCCAGCTAGGTCTTCTTTGTTAGTTGATTTAAGTGGAGCAATGTGTTATACTAATTTTAATTATGGTTATAATTATATTACTCCAGTTACTAATTCTACATATACATTAACTCTTAGTAGTCCACGTTATTTAATTATTGGCAATACAAATAACTTTATATTGGCTTTTCCGGCAACTCCTCCAGATGGAACTACGTTTCACATTATTAAAACAAGTATAACTGGCACAATAACATTAAATCCGTTAAATACTTTTGTGGATGGGAACAATTCTACAACATTGTTGGCTTCTGTAACTACTCCATTTAAAGCGACTTATTATCCCACAAAATGGTACTGTTGCAAATTTTAATCTTAGACATTGTATAATGTCAAATTATATATTATCTAATAATCAAACCTTTTCAGATATATTTATACCACGTGGAAGTGAATCGTGTGGAAATGTCACATCTGATTCAGTTGGTAGCACGGGGATTAATATATCTGTTATTTCGGGAGATACAAATCCATTCACTATTCAGCAAACTACAAATAACAATATTACTTTTCAAACTGGTTCAATATCGGCAATCAATTTTAGACCAAATAATGTTTCCTCTATGTTAATCGGCACTACGGGCATTTTTTTGAATCCAGATAATTCAAATAATATTATTATGTACAATTCATCCACCACATGTTTCAAACAGTTCAATTATGGGGCCATTGATATATCATTAAACGCGAATGCAAGTTTTACTTTGCTTCCATATCATCCTCGAAACGTGTTTATTTTAAATGCAGTAACGGTTACATTAATTTTTCCAACAGCTCCTCCAACTGGAACCTTTTTTCGAGTTATAAGAATTCCGTCAAATGTGACTAGCACATTTACAGTAAATTTAAGTGGAGGCACATTTTATTTATATAGGAATAGCAATTCAACTATTGCAACTGTTACTTCATTACCTACTGGATTTACTCCATTTGAATTCATTTATATATCGGAATTGACTCGTTGGCAGATTAGTTCATACTAACAAATCGAAATGCAGCGTATGTATTTTTGTTAAAAAACTCAATCGGTACCCAATATCCACCTATAATAGGGTCTTCACAATCTCCCCAAGAGTTTCGAACAAGCAGATGTGTAATTAATGTAGTTGCTGGGTCCCGTCTATATCCTTTAATAACTAATGCATGACCAACGGTTGCCATTTTTTTTTTCTCACTATGAAATCTAGTAGAATATAATCCTCGAACTTCATCATATGTTATATCATATGATTGTTTAGAAAGTGCAATAAGTTCTAATTGATATTTCATTTTATCTGTAGAATTATACCTTAGCCCATATAAATAATCACTCGATTTTTTAGGTAAAATAACATAGACTACAATATAATTGTTAAAGTAAACACAATTTCCCGCACCAGTCCACAAAGGGCTTGTACATTGGTTATCAGACCCAGTAATTGGTTGACTATCTAATAATTCATTTAATATAGGAACTGCGGTTTCTGGAAGGTCACCTTGCACAGTTGTTCCAAATATTCCAATATTTGAAATTGGCATTCTGTGTTTCAATTCAGAAACCAATATATTTAAAAATTCTGGAATTAATTTTCCGTCGAAATTTATCTCACTATTTGTAGGCACATTTAAATATTGAATAATTTTTTGCATCATGGCAAGTCTATTATCTGGAGTTAAATAATAAAACGTATTTTCTGGAAAAATTATATTAACCATCGTTCTTGATGTTGCAAAAGAAATGCATGATGGTGCCTCTTTTTGATCTTGATGCAATGTACTCTGTCGTTGCAGTGTTGTTGTTGTTGCTGTTGTTGTTGTCATATGTTTGATGTATGCATCTTGAACAATTTGGTTTATTTCATCTGCAACAATTGGTGCTTGATTTACTGCATGAGTAATGGCTAAATTTTCTGCAGCTTTAATATTATTAATTTCATCTTCTTCTGCTTTAATCTTTTTAATTTCTTTTTCTTTACTTGTTAAGTTACGTGTCTTTGGTTTAGGTGTAACTCTGCTTGTAGTACTACTTCTTCTTGTAGTTGGTTTTGGTTTTGGTTTTGGTTTTTGTAATGTTTCTTTATTTGTTCCTCTACTTGTTCCTCTACTACCTCTTGGCATTATATAATAATAATAATATTAAAAAATTATTATTATCAATTGACTCGTCTAGATTTCTTCTTTTTATTTTTTATTCTGCGGGTTTTTACACCCGACCCATATCCACTAGTTGTGTTAACAATAATACTATTCCCATTATCTAAACGGATTTCATATACTCCGTTAGAATATTGAATAACATGATTGCAATTTTTACTACCTTCAATTACAATTGCATAACGAACGTTGTCTGGCAATCTACAATAGTTGCATTTTCTTCTTATTTTTTCAGTTGGACTTTTTGTTGCAGGTGTTATTAGTGGATACAACGGTCCATTTTTTGAAGTCATATTTTTTGGAATTTTGGGAAATTTTTTGTTAGATGTAATCGGGAATTCTCTTACTCCAGACATTTATATTAAAGATATATAACATATTAAAACGTAATACGTTGTAAGTTATAATGCACGAATCCATTGTGGCTAAA